ACGTTACTATGGTTATAGTAATGAAAAGGCACAACAGGCTTTGAAAATCCTAACAAAAGAACAACTTAATTTTATAAGATTAAAATTTGAAACTGGAGGAAAGCAATGAGTGTGGTTAAAGAACCCGAAGTGAATTGGTCGCAAGATCAAATGGTAGAAGTGACTCTGAACGAGCCAGACGATTTCTTAAAAGTAAGAGAAACTCTCACAAGAATTGGTGTAGCATCAAGAAAAGAAAAGAAGATATATCAATCATGTCATATACTGCATAAGCAGGGAAGGTACTTCCTCGTCCATTTTAAAGAATTATTTGCATTAGATGGGAAACACGCTAACCTTACTTCTAACGACGTTCAGCGTAGGAACCGTATTGCTCAGTTGCTTGCTGATTGGGGATTGGTTGGTATTGTAGACGCTTCTAGGATACAAGATATTGCTCCACTCAATCAGATTAAGGTTTTATCTTATAAAGATAAAGGAGATTGGATTTTAGAAACGAAATATAATATAGGTGCAAAGAAAAAGAAAGTAGAGGAAGAGGGGACTTGACACCCTCTTTTTTTATGCTATACTATATTTGTTGAATCGACGGGTTCAACGGGGAGTGACTGAATAAACTTTCTGGCATATAGCTGGTTAAGGTGACGAGACACAGGTGGTGCTGCTTCTTCGGAAGAATCGACTTACCAGTCGGGTCTCAGGCAAGGACGTAAAATTTACTACTGTAGTAATGCCCGTTCTTTGTTGGTAATACAGAAACCCAACCTCCCACACCAATATTTTGTATAGGTATGGAAGTTTTAGATAATCCACAAACACAAAACTATATTGAGTTAAAAAAAATTATCTTAGGATCTTCTTTTCCTTGGACACAAGAACCTATATTTGATAATACTGATGATAATTTTGAAGTAAATACAAATTATTCTCAAGGTACATTTTTTTCTCATCCCTTTTTATTAAGACCATATTTTCAAGAAAGGTTTCCTAAACCTGTTAGTAAGTTTTTACCTTTAGTAAATATTGTTTTAAATGAAATATTTGAATATAATAAAATCAATCCAGATTTTATTTTGAGAATTAATGCAAATTTAGTTAATCCTCGAAAAGGAAAACAAACACTTCAACCACATAACGATCATTATTTTCCTCATAAGAATATGTTGATCTACTTAACGGATGCGGGTGGAAAAACATTTTATGACGATGTCTTCCATGATCCAGAAGAAGATGATATAATAATCTTTAATGGATTTCCTAAAACCCATTATTGCCAATTACCTGAAGAAAAAAACAGGATTGTTATTGTAACAACTTATTTTGATTATGAGATTTAAAGCATTAGTTTTCGTTAGATTGAGAGGATCTGTATCAGATGCTGCTGGTAATGCAGTTATGAATAATGTCAAAATGGTTGCTCCTAAAGTTCAACCTCATTTGTTGAGGATTGGTAAGGCAATTGATTTTTGGTTTGATGCAGAGTCTGAAGAGATAGCAAGAGAGCAGATGAATCTTTTGTCTGATAGGATGCTTTCCAATACTGTGATTGAGGATTGGGAATATGAATTGAAGGAAACAGAAGAGACTGGAATAGGAAATATATCTAATGATAATGCTGGTACTTCAAAACACGCTTTGTTTGGAGAATAACCGAATAAATAGGTAGGGGATACAACATCCCCTTTTTTAATGCTTTATGGTTAAATAGTAGTGTACGCCTTCGGGGTACAAATTACACACTCGCTTATTAAGGAGAACCATGAACGCATTACAACGCTATCATTCTGCAAATCTTCCAGAATTATTGGATAAGATTTCTAAGAATGGAATTGGGATGGATGACTATCTGGATCGTTTTTTTAATTCAGATTTCCCACAAACAAATTATCCACCATATAATTTAATTCAATTGAATAATCATGAGTCAACACTGGAGATCGCACTTGCAGGGTTTAAGGAAGATCAGTTACAAGTCTTCACGGAGTTTGGAAAACTATTTGTTGAAGGCAGAAAAGAAGAATCGGAAGAAAATGGAACGTTTATCCACAAAGGATTGGCCCAACGAAGTTTTAAACGAGTTTGGACGGTCTCCGACGATACGAAGGTGGGATCCGTCAAGTTTGAAGACGGACTCCTCACCGTACAGTTAAATAAGATTGTACCAGAACATCATGCTCGTAAAACTTACTTAGGGGGTAACGAAGATGAAACTAACTAGTCCGTTCAGCATTATTCATAATGCTATTAGTGATCTTAAAAGAGTTCCTAAAAGACAAAAACCAAAAGCTGTGGTATAATATCAAAGTTGGTAAGGGCAATCCATAAGTCCCCCCGATAGTACAATGGGGCTGAGTATAAGCAGCATATGTACTCCAACTGCGGTTATCCCCTTTGGTAGGTTCAGGATAAGCGGCTATAGGAACCTACCCCAATATTATATTTGATTATGACAGAAAGAAATTGGGATGATCCTCTTGACTTTAAAGAAGAGGGAATTGTACTTGATTATAAGTTAGCAGGTGTCGATATCGATGCTGGTAATGATTTTGTAAATCAAATTAAACCACAAGTAAAATCCACCCATCGACCAGAGGTCTTGGGTGGATTTGGTGGTTTCAGTGGTATGATGAGAATACCTGCTGGATACGAAAGTCCTATTCTAGTATCTGGAACTGATGGTGTAGGAACCAAAGGTAAATTAGCAACACTATTCCACAAGAATTATAATATTGGAATAGATCTTGTTGCGATGTGTGTGAACGATGTAATCACTTGTGGGGCAGAACCTTTATACTTCCTTGATTATATTTCTTGTCCAACAGTAAAGGATAATCCAAAGATTGTAGAATTGATTGCTGGAATTGCTGATGGTTGTCGTCAAGCAGGTTGCACTTTATTAGGTGGAGAAACAGCAGAGCATCCACAAGTTAATGCACTTACTCCTGATTATGATATTGCTGGATTCTGTACTGGTGTAGTAGAAGAAAAGAACATTATAGATGGATCTGCTATTAAACCATCTGATAGAATTATCGGATTGGCTAGTAGTGGAGTTCATGCAAATGGATTTAGTTTGATTCGTTATTTAACAACTCGTTTGAAGTTGAAGGTATCAGAACATCCTGAGTTACTTAATCCAACTGTCATCTATGCATCCGTTGTAAAACGCCTTCTAAGTGAGGGTGATTGGATCTATGGTATGGCACATATAACTGGGGGAGGAATCCCTGAGAACCTTCCTAGATGCCTTCCAAAGGGACTTAAAGCACACGTAGATTGGAACTCTTGGACTGTACCAGACATCTTTAAAACTATTCAATTGCAAGGTAATTGTGATGAATTAGAGATGAGAAGAGTATTCAATCTTGGTATTGGATATTGTGTAATTGTTCCTGCTAATAGATTGGAATTAACTATGGATATTATAAGAGCAGAAGGAACTCGTTGTTGGGAAATAGGTGAAGTATATGAGGATAAGTGTTGATGACAGAGGTATGTGTTCATACTGGTCCTCACGATTCTTCAGTCTCTATTATAAAAAATGGAGAACTATATCATTTTATTGAAGAACGATTTTCCCATTTAAAACACGCATCATCAGCAATATATGCTGTTGAGCATATTAAAGAGTATTGTGATGAAATTGAGAGTTTATCTTTCTCCAATTTGTATTATCAGTATACTGAATTTGGTTGCTATCAGGCATTTTTAAAAGAGATATTAAAAATAAAGATACCTCCAATAAAAGCATTAATACATATAGATCATCATTATCTACATGCAAAAACTTCATATTGCCATTCTGGTTTTGATGATGCTGTAGTTTTAGTTATAGATGGTGCTGGTAGTCAATATACTTTTGGTAAAGAAAATCTTTCCATATATCAAGCATCTGGTAATAGGATTGATCCAATATATAAGTCCATAGTTGGTGATGGTAAACATATTTCAACAGATACTCCAAATTTTGTAGATAAGAAAACAAATATAGGAGCAGGGTATGTTTATACTGCTGTTACTGAATTTTTAGGATTTGATGGTTTGGATGCTGGTAAGACTATGGGATTATCTGCATACGGGAAAGACGATGAAAATATATCAGAATTACTATCAATTGAAGATCATGGTAATAAGAGTTGTACTTTAAGACCTGATAGTTTTAATAATTCTAATATGAAATATACTCAAGTAGCAAATATGGGATCTTGGGGTGCATTAATAGATATTGATGGTGATAGAGAAAATATTGCATATAGAATTCAAAAAGATTTTGAGAAGTATTTAATTCATATTTGTAACAAGGCATTATCTATGTCTAAATCTAAAAATTTAGTATTGACTGGTGGATGTGCTTTAAATTGTGTTGCTAATTATAAACTACTTAAAGCATTACCTGATGATGTTAATTTATATGCTGATCCAACTTGTGATGATTCATCAGTAAGTATAGGAGGAGTGTATCATACACATCAGATTCCTAGTTTTAAATTAAAAAATTTATATAAAGGGAGACCTTTAGAATATGAATATGAATTACTAGATGATGAAGATGAATATGAAGCAACGGCAAAAGATATTGCTAAGTTAATATCTAATGAAAATATAGTTGCTATTGCTCAAGGTAGAAGTGAGATTGGACCTAGAGCACTTGGAAATAGATCTATTCTATTTGATCCTAGAGTAAAGGATGGTAAGGATATAGTTAATAGGGTAAAGAAAAGAGAATACTTTAGACCTTTTGCGGGAACTATTCTTTTGGAACACGCTAGGGATTGGTTTGATATGGATAGATTGGAAGAGAGTCCATTTATGATGTATGCTGTTGATGTATTATCTGAGAAAAGGGATCTAATACCATCAATAGTTCATGTAGACGGAACCTGTAGAATACAAACAGTAACTAGAGAACAGAATAAACATTACTATGATTTGATATCTGAATTTTATAAGTTAACTGGAGTTCCTATTCTTTTTAATACTTCATTTAATCTTGCTGGTGATACTATTGTAGATACTATTGATGATGGTCTTAATACTTTAAGAAATAGTGAAATAGAATATATGTATCTACCTGAAATTAATTCACTTATTAATATACAATCTAAATAATACGCTTTACTTAAAATAATGCCAGAACAAACTCTTAAATTTACTATAAAGCAGGATGGGACTGTTATTGAAGAAGTTATAGGAGCAACATCAGATGAGTGTGTAGAATTAACACGCCAAATAGATAATAAACTTGGGGATGTAATAACCCGTGAATACAAACCCGAATATTTTAAAAACAATAACAATGTCGCACTTTACAACGATCAGAACCAAACTCAAGAGCAAACCACAACTGGTTGAAGCATTAGAACTCTTGCAGTATGATATTCAAGAATATCAGGAACTTAGAGTAACTGGATCACACGGTATTGGTCATGAAACTGTAGAAGCAGAAATTGCTATAGGAACTGATATTGGGTTTCGTCAAAATATAGTAACAGGTGAGTATGAATTAGTTGCTGATTTAGAAACGTGGAATATGAATGTTCCTGTAGAAAGATTTATTGATAAATTGAATCAACAATATGCAAAAGCTACTATTAATGATTTTCTTGATGATAAGGGATTTACAATTTCTAAAGAATCGACTACAATAGATAATGAAATACAAATTACTGCAAGTCGTTGGGTTTAAATGGCAATTAAATTGACTCTTCTGAAATCAGGAGAACTTCTTATATCAGATGCGAAGGAATTAGTTTCTGAAGAAACTCAAACAGAACCATATGCATATGTTTTAACTCATCCTCATGCAGTTATAACATCTCATTCTAATGAATCTGGTGAAAAAATAGATGTTATTTTTAGACCTTGGATTGTTCTTTCTAAAGACAATCAAATGGTTGTTCCAACTGATTGGGTTGTTACTATAGTTGATCCAATTGATAGTATAGAGAAGATGTATTTGGAAAAGAGTAAATCATTCCCAGAAGAAAATAAACTATTATTTACGGAGAATAAAAACGATGGCGATTAAATGTGTACTACTTGATGCGAATAATATTCTCATTACAGAAGTTGAAGAGATAATGGCAGAACCTGGTGAACCTGATTGTAAGTTTATTAATCCATATCTATTCAATTCTGTAGATAATATGAAACCTTGGTTAGAAGCTTCCAATCAGAAGGAATATATGCTAAGATCAGAAGACATTCTTACTATTGCCGAACCTACAGAGGAGGTAATAGAAAAATATAAAGAACTCACTACATAATGCGATTTTATACAAACGTTCAGATGGTTGGAGACAACTTCTTGGTTCGTGGTTATGAAGATGGAAAACACTTTGCAACCCGTGAGAAGTTTTATCCAACCCTTTTTGTTGACTCAAAAAAGAAGACAAAATATAAAACTTTAACGGGTGATTCTGTAGAAGCAATTGAACCAGGAACTGTTAGAGAAACTAGGGAGTTTATAAAGAGATATAGTGAGATTGATAATTTTAATGTTTATGGGAATGAGAGATTTATATATCAATATATTTCTGAAAGATATCCTGATGAGGAATTAAAGTTTGATATTGATAAGATTAAATTAGTTACTCTTGATATTGAGGTTAAATCTGAACAGGGATTCCCTGATGTAGAATCCGCAGCAGAAGAGATACTTCTTATATCAATACAGGATTATAGTACTAAGCAGATTATAACTTGGGGTCAAGGACCTTTTAAGAATAAACAGGAGAATGTATTATACAAATCATTCAGAACAGAGTATGAACTTCTAAATGATTTCATTAACTGGTGGATGATTGAGTCCAATACTCCAGAGGTTATTACTGGATGGAATAGTAAGTTATATGATATTCCATATATGTGCCGTAGGATTGAAAGAAT